GTAGACCTGGCCTGATTTAACCCAGCCGCACGCAGGCAGGAACGTATCGGCCCAAGCTGGCTCGGTGGCTGTTCCGTCCCAATGTGCATCATGCTTGAAAGTTACCTTTCCTTTGTAGCCGCCAGCAACGCTGGGACGCATGCCGAAAGATCCCTGGCCCTCACGCTGTTCCATTTCCGTTTCGGTCTGGATCATGACGTCGTAAGCGTTGAATGCTGCCTCGGCCGTAGTCAAAGCTTCGGCAGTTCCTGGAGTAGATTCGATCTTTGCGGCAAGGACTCGTTTGCGTTTGAGTAGCGTCATTTAATTGGTTCCTAGTTCAGGTGACGTGCGTAGTTTGATTTTGCCCTCGGCCGCCAGTGTGACCTCGCGGAGCCTGCGTTTGATTTCGATGGGTAGTCGCTCAGCGGCAATTCGAGCGGCATCGCTGGCAATGCTGGTTTGGGTGAAGTAGTCGCCTGGACTCTTGCCAAATATCTTTCGAAGCTTGCGTCCGCCCTCTTCACGTTTGTAGACGTGTCCGCCCCACTGTCGGACGGTGAATCCATCAAGGACGCTGGTCCAGCCGCCGCCCATGTTCGTCTTGTAGCGGACTCCAGATCGGACTCGCTTCCCCTTGCGAGTCTTTCCGTACTCCATCGCTTCGTGCCATCGAGCTGGAAAGGGATGCCCCTTCCAGAGCTTGATCGTGACTTGTGGACTGGCAGGCGATGCATTGTTCTTTTTGATGACCGCCTTCTTGAGCACCTTCGCCTTGGTGTAGGTCTTCGATGTGTGCTTGTTGGTGCTGTGGAGTTTGAAGTTGACGACCTTGCCGAGTTGTTGTGCGGCCTCGACGCCAACGGTCTTTGCAGTGCGGTTGACAGCAGTTGCGAGATGGCGTGACAAGTGATGCTTGAACTGACCAAGATTCTCAGCGATCTTGCGGAGGGATTCCTGGTTGACGTCGACCTTGAAGTTGAATGCCTCGCTCATGTTCTCACCACCGTTGGATCTCCCTCATCCGTCCTGTAGGTGACAAGCAGAGGTACATTGACTCCGTCGAGCCCGCCATCTGCGGAGACGTATTCCGGTGATCGAAACTGAGCATCGACGGCAAGTCCGCCGAGAGTGTGCCAAGTAGAAGCGACGCTACAGACAGCACGCACAACGTCAGCATGAAAGAGATTGAGCTGTTCGTCGATTGTGGCTGCATCGCGTTCGCTCGGCATTAGGTGGCATCGGATCTGGTACGTTTGGCGATAGGCGACAGCTGGCGGATTGCCTGGTCGCATCAGTTCCTCGACGATCTCAGCTGATCCCTGAACGAGAACGATTTGGCGATCGCGAGGTGTAAAATCGGTCGAGCGTGTTGGTCGCAGCACCTCGCAGACGTCGATCGGATAATTCGTGGAATCTCCGATCATCGCCTGCAAGCGTCCAAGCAAAACGACAGCGATCTGTTCGTTGACTGCTAGCGGCATTCTAGGACCAGCATCCCCTCGTCATGCGACAGAAGCTTGGTAATGGTGCGGCGTTCTGGTTTGCGTCCGACCCGGACGGCAAACGCGATTGCGTCGCCGCCGAGGTCGAGTTCTTCGCTAGAAATCCCCTGCGTGATGTCATTTGCAACGCTGACCTCGAAGACGGGAGTGATTGTGTCTCCGTCCTCGGGCAGGATTGCTAGAGCGTCTCGGACCACGATCGCGTTGATTGATCTCGATTTGCCAGTCCGCTTGATGTAGCTGACCGGCTCGGCAAAATCGTTCGGATTCGCGAACAGGTTAATCGAGTCGCTCTGTATGACATCGTGCAAGGTCATCGCTTACCGCTTGCACTCCACCGACACGTAGTCGATGGTGACGCTGTTGACGTTCGTCGATGCAGTCTTGCTCATCTGAACGAACGGTTGCAGCGAACTGGTTGCAGCGGCCATCGTGAAGGTCGTGGTCGATGCGACCCGGTTGCCGTCGACGTAGAACTTGACGTCGGACTTGCCGCCAGTGAAGTCGATGACGAACTCGCGGTACGTGGCGACGAGCGATAGGCCAGTTGCCTTGTCGTCGAGATCGCTGGTTCCGTCGTCGGACTCGCAAACGATCGCGTTTGATCCAGCAAGCTTGAATTGAGCATTGTTGGCAGTCGCGTCGGTGTCGTCGTTGCGTGCGGATTGCAGTCCAAACGCCAATGTCGTCGCAGCGTTGAGCGTTGCAACGGTCTTGACGATGAAAATCGCTCGCTGGATATTGTCGATGTCGAAGCAAAGCTTGTCACCGAAATCCAGGCAAACGTTTTGCACTTCGTTAGCACTGTCAAAAGTCAGTGCAATCTCTCCGGTCGCCGATGGGCTGACCGATGCATACGTTGGAGTGCCGCTCGACGAGGTGTCGGTAACCTTCCAGTTGCCTTCACCGACCGTTGCGGTAAACGTTCTTCCGCCGAAGAAGTCATCTTCGAATTTCGCGTGGTTCACGAATCCCATTTTTCTTTATTCCCGTTTATTGATGTGGTTTTGGTTGTCAACATGCCCCTGAGCCGATAAGCCCAGGGGCGAAGATTGTCAGCTAAGACTAGGTGCGGTTTCCGAAGATACCGCGGTGATCGATGACGGCAGCAGCCATCGTTTGACGCACGTAGTAGTGGTAGGTGTCGTTGTCCTTGTTCCATTCGCTTTCGAGGACTGGGGACTCTTCACCGTTGAGGAAGGTGATTTCCACGGTGTCGATCTGCGAGTTGTCGGCGATCGCGTACCAGTTGGTTGCACTGTTCGCGTCGAGCAACGCGGTTGAAACGACTTGGAGAGGTCGAACGCCGTTGACTCCATAGATGTTGACGACGCCTTCGTTGCCGTTGCTCTGTGCGTACGAGGCACTGTTAACCAGCTCCAATGCGGTCGCAGCGTAGGCTTGCGGAACGAGAAGCGTTCGGGGGCTGAGGTTCAAGTAGACGTCGCTGCTCAATCCTTTTTGAAGTGCCATCAACTTGAACGCTTCGTTGAGAGTCGTTACGCCAGGAGCTGCAACAGCCACGCCAGTGATGTTGGTTCCGCTGGTGTGCGATGCAGAGAACAACGCAAAGCCGTCCGCCATCGTTGGGTTGGCGAGGAGTGCGTCGTAAACGACCTTCTCTTGAGTCCGACGAGCTGCGTTTCCGTGCATGGCTGGGATTCGCGACAGTGCGTCGAGATCGTCGTTGATGACGGTTTCCCAGGTGACGGAAAACTTCTTGCCGAACTTCTCAACCTTGTACGATCGCTTGGAATCGCTGATTGATCCCTCTGGGTACGGTGCCCCTTCGGGAACCATTTCCAAGTTTGGCGATTCGCCAAGCTGGATGCGGTTGATGTTCTTGAAGTCTTCGACCGATTGAGCTTGGCGAGCCCAAAGCGACCAGGTGTACGGTGCTTCTTCGTAGGCGGCTCGCAGCGTCTTTGTTGCTGCGTCGAGCAACAGATTGGCAAACGATCCACTGGTGTGGTACGCTTCAACCGAACGTCGAACGTTGAGACGGTTGAAGGTGGGTTCGTGACCCATCGCCATCCGTGCGACGTCTTGGCGAGTGTATCGCTCAGGATTGATTCCCATTCGGCGAACGCACAGTTCGGCCAAACGGTAAACGCCCAGGTTGCGGAATTGCTCCGATCCTTGGACTTGTGGTGCCTGTCGCTTGACTTGTCCTTGGAAACATCGCTGCACGAGGCCAGCGGATGCGACTTCCATGAACTTGTCTTGCTCGGACACGGTGACTGCAATGCTGGAGCCTTCGATGGCTCCGCTTCCCAATGGTGTTTGAGCCATTCTTCGAATAATCTCCTGTCGGGCATCTGCAACAGAAACGTTGTCATCGATGAGCTTGTCTGCGAGTGCCCGATCTTGTCTCGCGAGCTTCACGTCATTGATGATGGTTTGGCGGCGGATCTTTTCGGCAGCGAGTTGGCGTGCAACCTCGGCCTTGACCGCTTCTTCTTGAGATGGTGCAGCGGCGACCATTTCGGCATCCGCTCGAACCGCTTCGCCCTCCATTGGTTTGTCTTCATACATCGATTCGATCTCTGGCATCTCTGGTGCCTCGATCGCTTCCGAGCCGGCTGCACCAGCAAGAAACGTGATGATTTGAACTGGATCGGTCATACCTTCCGGCACGCCGAGTTTTTGAACTGCGGCCATGAGTGCCTCGTCCATTCTCGTAATCCCTTCCCGGTCGCTAGACCGACGAACAGTAGAATTTGGATCTGCACCCGTTGCACAGATCGAAGCGTTGTGTGGCTCCCAAGCGGTGACAATCTCCGCTGGTCCATCTATCACGTTCCCACTCGGAGTCGTGTATCGTTGACCCTCTGGCACGTACTGTCGTGCGAGGACTTGTGCGTCAATGCTGAAGTCGTTGAGGTGTCCCTCGTTGTATCTGGTCGCGATCTTTTGGCTCTCGTCGTCGCTGGCGAACTCGGGGAGTCCGACAAGTGCATCGCCCTCGATCTTGATGGATCGGATGGAACCGAAGACATTGCGAACGGTTTGATCGTTGTGGCTGTCGACAATCGGCAGCTGATTGCGATCCTGTCGGAATCGGACTCCGTTCATGAGCAGTACTTGAGCAACCCATTGACGCCTGGCCTCGTCGTAGACCATGACAGGAGTCTCGGTGGCGATGACTGCCTTTCCGTCCTTGATGACTCCGAACTGTCGCTGGATGACCGGCGTTGGATCGTTCTTTGCGATCGCTTGTGCAATCTTCTTGCGACGGATTGCGTTTATTTCGGCAAGTGTCATTGAGGCACCTCGGCTGGCAGAGTGTCGACAGATCCATCCTTTGCGTCATCGATGAGTGCTTGTGCGTTGGCGTCGTTCATGCCGATTGATGACAGGAACACCTTGGCAGTTGCTTCGCCGATGACTCCGTTGGCGAGATCGTCCAGCGTCTTGGCGATCGCTTTGCGGTTGCGGTTGAACTGGAGAGTTGACAGGCCCATCATCTCGCCGCTTCCGATCGGTGTTGGCTCGCTAGGGGCCGCCATCGAGGATTGAGCCGCTGATACGTCGACCTGCTGCTGCTGCAAGGTCTTGAGCCCGAGCTGCTCCATGAGGCGACGCTCTTTGGATTGCTGATAGAACACCGATCGCCATGACTTGCCACGCTGACCGAGTTCGGTCTGGTAGGTAGACATGAAATTCTCGATCGCGTCCTTTGCAGCGGCCTGCTCGGATTGAGGATCGACCCATTCCCACTCTGGCGTCTGCCACTCCACCGGAACGGCTCTGCGACGATCACTAAGCAGATCGGCGGAGGAGGGGAACGCCGGCAGGGAGCTGAGTGCCGCGGCGTCGCAAAACGCGTCCCAGGTGGGTTGGAGGAAGTGCCGAATGAGGTACTGCTGCCAGCATCGGAATCGACGACGATCCTCAAGCTGGCTGGTTCTGGACGAGCTGTAGGATGTTTGGCTGTAGTCGCGAGCAACGGTTTCGTAGGATAGCCCTGTTCCAACCGCGATGCCTCGGAGGATGAGAGCGATCCACGGTTCTGCTCCAGCAGTCGGTCGGCCCGGGTTGATCCCTTCGACCGATTCGCCTGGCGACAATCGCACGATCTGACCTGGTTCAAGGTAGTCAAGCTTGTTCCCGGCTGCGTCGACCGAATCTCCACCATCAGGATCGGACAGCGATCCGATGGGTGTTTCGGTCTTGATGGCGACGGTGAAGCAGGATGCAACCGCGGAGGCTTGGAGTTCGTTGTCGACGTAGGTGCCGAGGTCGCGAATCCAGCTCAGTGCCGGTGCAAACCACGAGACGCCTCGGGTCTGGCCGATTCGATCGTGGCGGTACAGGTGCAGGATCTCGTTGGCTGGGATGCGTTCTGGTGTCCTGGTGAATGACCAAGGTTGGAGCGGGTGGTCCTTGTAGATCCAGTAGGCGACGGGTCGGCCAAGATCGTCGAGTTCGACGCCTCGGACGATGCGGTTCCCCGTGGAGTTGTCGAGGTGTGCCGCGTAGTTGTCTTTGTCGCCAGCAAGTCGATCCGCCTCGATCAGTTCGAGTGCCAATGGGACGGGTCGATAGATGCCTCGGTATTCGCTAGATGGAAGTCGGACTATGCGGATGAGTACTTCGCCAGCTTCGACAATTTCACGCTGTGCCAGCGACTGCATTTCGTCGAGCGTGTACTGGCCGTTGATTTCGCAGACCTCAGCCCACTCCGACCAGATTTTGTCTCGCTCGTCGTTGATGGCTTCGACGTCGTCGCCCTGTGGTGTTTCAAACGTAGACTGTGCTTTGATGCCGCAACCGACGACCGACGAAACGATCGTATCAACGACGCCCCATGCGTAAGCGTTGTTGCGGACGAGATCGCGGCCCCATGCTCGAAGGCGATCGGCTCCAAAAGGACCAAGCAGTTCCT